CGTGGTGACCCGACTGAGGAGGTCTTGAGGCGCGCAGGCTTCTTAGCTGACGCCGGCGTGCTGGTTTCCGGTGACTACAAGTCCGCCACAGACAACCTTCCTTTGGAGGTTGCTGAGGATGCTCTCGATGTGATTTTATCACATTCGGTTGCTGTCCCTCAGTCCATTAAGGAGTACGCAAAAGCGATCCTTAGGCCTAGTCTGTGGTCCCTTGATCTCGGGGTGGATTCATTGGTTCCTTCTGTTGGACAGATGATGGGCTCTCTTTTGAGCTTCCCGCTGCTGTGCCTGCAGAACTATCTGGCTTTCCGCTGGGCCCGTCATCGGGCTCGCGTTAACCAGCGGCTCCCCCTGTTGATCAACGGTGACGACATCCTTTTCCAATCCACTGAGCAGTTTGCTCACGAGTGGATGAAGGTTGTCGCGGACGTCGGTCTTGACGTTGAGGTGACGAAGACCTCCGTCTCGCACGATTTTGGCTCGCTGAATTCGACCCTTTTTAGGTGGTCTTCTTCTGGCCTTTTGTATGTCGTGCCGACGTTGCGATTTGGCATGTTACGTCATTCCGAGTATGTAACCGGTTCTGGTCGTTCCTTCGCGTCCTTCGTGAGGGGCCTTCCCAGTCAAGTTCGATACCGTGCAGCCTGCTGCTGGTTTTCTTACAAGATTGCCCAGATCCGAGATTGTCGTTTGACTCTCCCGGAGCTTGGTTTTGAAGGTGCCCTCGCTTGGCGAATGGGGCGAAAGTTCAATTTGCACCCGTCTCCGACTCGCATTCCTGCTCCCCGTGAGCCCGTCGGGCACAACTTGGCCCTCTCTTCTGAGAGTTTCTCGTTGTTGCCCGCTGGCTGCCTGGGTCCTGAGGAGGAAGCGATCAACGCTATGGAGATGGTGGCCTGGAAATGGTCTATTGATTATTCCGAGTCTCGCGTCCGCTCAGCGGTGCGGTACTGCATCGCTCTTTCGAGCGTTCGCTCTGTCAAAGAGCCGGATTTCTCGATGATCAACTGCTGGATGCATGAAGTCGAATGGACTTCTGTCCGTCAGTCCTTTGGCCACCGTCTGTCACGGCCGGAGATGAGTGGTTCTGAGTGGCGCCGGCGTTTCTTCCCCCGTGTTTCACGGGACAAAGAGATCATCGTGGCTGACAGTCTGGTTTTTTCACAGTTTCTGTCGTTCGAGGATCTTCCTTGTTACGATGTGGGTTTCCTACCATCGTATGAAGACGCCGAGGCCGCCGTCGGTGGCGTCGTGGCTTGAGCCGCGCCGCGGGGCGTGAGGAAGCACGCTGTCTTGTTAAGCCTGGGTCCAAGCACCGGCCTCCGGAACGGAGGTTCGGTCGGTCAGGGGAGGCAATCTGTGGTCCTTGTAAGACCGTAGACGTCGCCCCTTCCCCTCTTGCGGTAAGCATCCGGACCACTTTGTGGCATGTAGGCTTCGAGCCTACCTCCGGGGACGCAAGGATGCTCTTCCCGGTCACCTCTTAGGATCTGAAACCCTACCCAGTTAGCTCTGACGTTTGTCATCTCGAGGCGGTTACCGCAGCTGGGTTTGTAAAGGGGATTAAGTGAGAACCGAGTGAATCTCGGGCTTTAGAGGCGCCGGCGCGAACACAAAAGGGGAGGGAGGGTGCGAAACGAAGGGCAGGGATGATCGCCACAGGCGTTACCCGTAAAGATTGGCCGTTCCAGTAGGGAAACGGAAACCAGGGAAGGAGGAGTCGAGGTGTCCCACCAGGGG